CATAATGCCTATAATATTGGAATGTTTGCAGTCATAAGACACACCTACGAGATAGATAAACCCAAAGATGAAGCACCATCCTCTTATTTTATAAGTGCGGAATGGAAGCATTATGTTTGGATTTTTGAGGAGGAAGTGGATGCTATGGCTTATGCGATCACTTTACTAGATGATCCTTTATTAAAAGCAAACGAAGAATACTTAGCCCATGCCATAGAAAGTTTGAAGGAACGTAAATATTGGCAAACAGGGAGAGAGAGCGTAGCAATCGGGGAGGTCTTTGATGCCCCTGATATTATTTATGGAGATGATAATGAAAAATCTTTTCATTAGGTGTTCGGAGGAGGTTTACGAACTTGCTCATGCACTGGCAAAAAAAGAGAGCCGATCTCTTAATAAACAAATTATACATATGGTTCAGAATGAGGCTGAGAGCAAAGGCATTCAAACCAAAAAGGAAGAACCCAAGCATGACTTCTCATACGATGCGAATGGTAGTCCAGTGGGTGAGGAGGCTAAGACTGGTTTAACAGGGCTTCTTCAAACAAAGAAACAGGAGAGTCATAGCTAATATAGTAATAGCTTGATAAAGCTTCTGCACACTTCTTCATCACTTCTATTTCAAAAGGCTTTGGGCTTCTAGGTGATTCAACCATCAACTTCCAAAAACAACTTTCATGCTTTCTACCGCATGACTCTCTTAGATATCTCTGAACTTTAATAAGGATGCAACTTCTAGGAGTGGGTGCTAAATAGTATCTACCAGTGGATGATCTTTCATCAAATGAATTGCTATTCAGGTGCATCCCCTTTGAAACTAAGCCTAGATATTTGTCACAAACGCTGTGTTGCCTAGTGTTTAATTCTTTTTCTAGGAATAAAATATCAATAAGATGTTGGTCGTAAACAATGGCACGACCACTATTACTATTTTGATACTTAACAATTCCTACTAGGTGTTTATCATGCAATCGACTATTGCCGACATCATTTACATGAATCTTAGATTTCCCAATCGAAATTGTCTTCGACTTCTTCTGCTTCACTATATCTACCATTGACAGGATTGAATGTTAATTTTGTCATCCCTGTTTTACTTTGCCAACCCCAACGAGCCTTCCAACAATGAACCTCAACACTATCCTCTCCTCTGTAAATTGTCAAACCCATGTCTGCTTTAGAAAACCAAGCGTAACTCTTTGCGATATCTATTCCTGTAACGATGTTCTTCTTTCCATCCTTTTGAAAAGGCTTCGTTGGATGTGCCACAAAGAAGCAAACAATGTCATGCTGTTTACAGAACAATTGAACTTTTGTGAGCATGTCACTGACCATATCGGTTTCTAGTCCTTTATGAGTAGTGTGAATAAAGTTAAAGGGGTCTATGACTAGAATTCTACAACCTGTTCTCATTACTGCTGAACTTGCCTTCTCAAGAATAGACTCAATCGTAGGCATTCCACCATCCATGTAATCTTGAAAGAGGATGTGTTCTCTGATCCAGTTTTCAGAGTAATCTTTTTCTTGTTGATTCATCCTTTTGTTTTGTCCTTCGAAGAAGGGTTTACCTGTGAGGATTTGCGCAAGCTGAACCGAATGCAGTGAAGGAGGTTTCTCGAAAGAACAAAAGCATGTCTTCCATCCGTAATTTTTTCCAACATTAACTATCAACTGGTCTAAGAAAGCTGACTTACCATCTCCAGCATGACCACTTACAACGTAAAGCATACCAGTCTGAACTGTAAACAACTCATCAACCGAAGGAAATCCTGTGCTGACTCCACTCGGCACTCCTTGTTCATATAAAGACTGGAACTCATCTGTGTAGTGTTCAATATCATTGAGTCCATGAAGGGGTATAGGTGGTGCGTTTAGTATTGCATCCCTAACAGTTTCTTTGTTTGTGTTGAGCAACAAGTCATTTGCATCTTTGTTGCCTCTGTAATCAACTCTGTAGCATCTAGCTTTGTTTAGTCTTCTGCTTAACTCATCCGCTAGGACATCACCTGATGTATCGGAATCGGTAGCCAGTATTACTCGACCCACGTTTTCAAACTTCTCTCTCTCCTCCCAAACGTATTTGAAGCGACCATCCTCTGAAGGATCAACTTTGGAATCTGAAATCTTTGAAGGCGCACCATTTGGAACTGAGTAAACCTGTATGTTTGCATACTCAGAAAAGCTTTCCAAAATAGCTAAACAGTCCATCTCGCCTTCTGTTATTACTATCGTATCTGCAATCGTTTCTAAGCTGTCATTGTGAACCTGTCTACCCCATAACTTAGTAGCGTTGTTCTCCCACCAAAAGTCTTTCGTTCCGTTGGCACTTCTGTACTTTACTGCTTCATACTTATCTGTCGAATCGGCTAGAGGGAAGGTAAAACCTATGACTGGTTTATTATTTTTCTCTAGCAGCACAGCTCCAGCTCGATCTGCCGTTTCAATACTTATGCCCCGATCATTCAACCACTGAACCGCCTTATCAGATGTGCCATTGGATTTAATTTTTACTGGTTTCTTTGGCTTCGTGCCATTGGTTTTTTGATTCATTTGTATTACATTTCCTTTCGTTTGTATTAGCCCCTCGACTCCGCAATGATGACAATAATAAATTATTTTCTCGCTATCAACACTAACACTGAGTGGCTTATCCCTACGATTTTTTTTGCGTGTGTGCTGACAACTAGGGCATGAAATTTTGTGTTGCCCTGTTCCCTTGCTGTTGATTTCTGCATAGATTGTTTGGTCAATACTCGACCTAAAATTTTCCTGTTGACTTAACATAGTTATCCTCTTAGTATGTATATACTTACTAGTAAGTGTATACTTATTATTATAAAAACTTAGTAAGTGTCTACTTACTAAGAACACCCTCCACAAAAGATTTATCAATGAGTTTTGCTATCTCATTGGATATCTTCTTCCGTGAAATTATTGGGTATTGGACAATGTTATCTACGCTGTCTTTAATCTTATCGCTATCAATTTTATTTCTTTCGCATAAAACAACAAAGTCTTTGGACTTGAAATATGTTAGTGCCTCTAGTGACCTATCTTGATCCTTACTTGCTATGTCTCTCACAGCTTGTTTGATGATAAGGCTATCTATTTTCACTAAGTCTTTGTCCATCCAAAAATAATAGACCAAGTGTTTGACATTTGCAAGACATAGATTTAACATAGCTTTGTCATAATAATCAAAGAGGTCACAAATTGAATTACGAGATTGAGAAGAAAGTGCCTGTACCTCCACGAAGGGGTAAGCCACTCAAATATGATTTGCCTTTGGATAAAATGAAAGTAGATGACCACATAAAAATCAATGTGGCAAAGGTTCAAATAAAGAAAGAAGCAAAGCTAATTAGAAACACAGTGCTTAGATTCAAATACAAAAACCCAAAGATGGATTTCACAGTCAGAGCTTTAGAGGATGGCATAGGCATATGGAGAATTAAATGAAGTACACTAATCAGCATAACGTACCCGAAGAAATAATCAGGGCTGTTCATAACGATAGTTATACTCGTGGCAATTCTATTATTTCTGTTACTGGATTGTTGCAACCTCCTCAAATTAGATTACTCACAGAAAAGAACTATGAAGACATGACAGTAGATGTCTCTGACGAGATATGGAAACTTCTAGGTCAAAGTGTTCACACGATATTAGAGCGAGCCAATGAGGACAACGAGGACACGATTACAGAGCAGAGGATGTATGCCAGTATCAAAGGGTGGAAGATAAGCGGTCAGACAGACAGCATTTCAGTCTCAGAGGGCATTCTAAAAGACTATAAGGTTACTTCCGCATGGAGCATTGTTTCGGCACTTACAGATGGCAAGCCCGAATGGGAGCAACAACTCAACTGTTATGCTTGGCTCAATAGAATGGAGCGTGGTGTTCATGTTAAAGGATTAAATGTGATTGCTATTGCTAGAGACTGGAGCAAGTTTCAATATCAAAGAAGCGGTGGCAACTATCCAATATCACCAGTCTCAGTTATACCTATACCTCTTTGGGATAAAGACAAGCAAGAAGCCTTTATTGAGGAGAGGGTGGACTTACATCAGAAGTCTGAAGCAGAATTCTTAATCAATAAAATCTTACCTCCATGCTCTGATGCTGAGAGATGGAAGAAGGGTGACACATACAGGGTTATGAAGAAAGGAAGGAAGTCAGCAGTAAGGGTGTTGCACTCACAGGAAGAAGCAGACGAGTATCTAGAAAAACAAAAGGATACCAAAGGTTTAAGTGTTGAAATTGCTAAAGGTGTTTCAACTAGGTGTGAAAGCTATTGCGGTGTTTCACAGTTTTGTAATCAATATAAGGAGGAAGAAGGGTGAAGTTTATCGTTAGAACATATGCAACATGCGAATATGCTTATGAAGTAGAGGCTGATAGTTTGGGTGAGGCAGAGGATAGATATTACGAAGGTCATGCAAAGGAACTCAATGAGGGCAACCCGTTAGACATAAAGAATGAGCAAGTAGATTTTATAAACAAAGTAAAAAACATGGAGAAAACAAATGGATGAAATAAAATTCAAAGATATATGGGAGACACTTTACAATTTAGATGTTTCCAAACATACAGAGCAGAAGATGAGCCTCACTTACCTCTCTTGGAGCAGAGCATGGATGTTGTTGATGAGCGAGTATCCTCAAGCAACTTACACCTTTGTTGATTTTGAGGGTGTTCCATATAGGACTTTACCCGATGGAACTTCTGAGGTAGCGACACAGATAAAGATAGATAGCCACGTTAGAAGCATGATACTTCCAATAATGGACTATAAAAATAATGCTGTAGTCAATCCGAATGCTAGGCAAGTAAACGATAATAGAATGAGATGCCTTGTTAAAAACTTAGCTATGTTTGGTTTAGGCATGTGCGTATTTACACAGTTTGAAGATCACCTTCCCGATGAGGAGAAAGATGAACAGCCTAAAGCAAAGAAGCAACCAAAGAAAGAAGAACCCAAAGAAGTATCAAAGCCTGAACCAAAGGAAGATGACACCAAGACCGAAGAATGGGCTGATACTTTCATAGAGGCAACTGAGAAAACAATGGGTTTGAATCAGTCAAAAGAGGAACTGCGATCTTTTATGAAAGCAAATGCAAAAGGCTTCTCTGACCTAAAGATATTTTTCCCTGAGCGTAGGGATAAATTAAACGATGCTATCAGCAAATATGCAGATACATTACCTGAAAAAACCATTAGCCAAACGGAGGAATAACAATGGCATATGAAGAAAGACTACAATCTGATGGACAGATTTACACAAACAACTATAAAGCAAACGACAAACAGCCTGATTGGACTGGAAAGGTCACTCTCACAAAGGAATTATTGAAAGCCTTGGTGGAGCGACTAAGAGAAGATAAGGCTGACAGCGTTGAAATGAGGGTGGCTCTATGGAATAGAGTCTCTAAGAATGGCAATGAGTATAAGTACGCAAGACTTGATTTACCTCAAGAGCAGAAAAAACCTGAGCCTGTACCTGAGCCTGAGCCTGTACCTGATTTCAATGATGATGATATACCTTTTTAAATCATCCCTAAATGATGAAGACTCTTTTGTGGTTTAAGTCTTAAAAGCGAAACCACATACACAAACAATGAGGGGTAAAAATGACACCATTAGAAGTTTTTGAATACGATGAAGAAAAGTCTTACGACTATAACTATGCACAATGGAAGCTGATGTCAGATGATGAAAGAATCCATTCAGGTCAGAAGCCATACACAGAAGATATGGCAAAACAAATTTTCCACAAAATACATTATCTAAAGTACAGAAAATAATTAACCAGTCTAAAAAAGATAATATTTTATAAACCAAGCAAGAACGGGAGAACCCATGATTAATTACGAAGGATACAAGCAAATACTAGGAAACGTAAAACAGATGATACAAGCAGAACCATTAACAGAAATGGAGAAAGACAGCTTGTTATCAAAGATCAATAACTTTGAAGATGAAATAGACGAGATGATTTCAGGAAGAATTGCAGAACTAGAAATGTATGTAGAGCAACTAGAAAGCAGAGTTGCCAACAGTGAGAACACCAGTATAAGACTGCCATGACTAAGATACGGAGAAAACAAGAGTGGGAAGAAGCTGAGAAGATTAGCCCTTCTTACTATAAGAAAGGAATAGAGGTCACTGATTTTATACTTTCTAATGATCTCGGTTGGTGCGAAGGGAACATCGTTAAATATATTCTTAGACACAAAAAGAAACACAAAGAGAATCCCATACAAGATTTAATGAAAGCAAAGTGGTACTTGGAAAAACTAATTGAAAATTCAAAGACATAATGAGCCGAGAAGAAAAATGTTTGCGTGTTGTTGGAACGGCTCATGTGTGGGTTGGGGGGAATAACCCCCTCAGCTTAATTAGGAGAAGGAAATGAAAGCGTTAGGTTTATTTATATTTTTACTAGGAATGTTTGTATTCACAAGTGGTTGGGTACTTTTAGATTTGGCATCTTTGCCATTAAAGGATGATCTTTATTCATTAGATGTATTGGGATTTTTTAATCATTTATTTTCAGTAGACCCAACTGTTGCAAGTTTTCAGTCTGTTATGTCTTTACTGTTTATTGTTATGGGATGTTTTATTTGTTATAGCGGAAGCATCTTAATCAAGTCTTGAAAGAGGAGGTCTAATAATGGTTGAAGTAGAAGAATCGTGGATGCAAAAGATTAGAGAAATTGCACCTGTCATAGAAAAAACCGAGTATGAAGTGTTTAGATGTGATGCAGAGGTTAAGAAGCTTCATGCGACATTAAAGATGAAAGCCTTAGCAGATGGCATGAAAACGTCTTCTGCTCAAGAAACGTGGGCTGAGTCTCAGCAAGAGCTATATCTAGCAAGACTAAAGGTTGGTGTTGCTAAAGGCTCACTGTCTGCTTTAAAGATTACCTTGAAGTCATTAGAGATT